CTTGGCTTTATGAATTAGCTAAAAATCATGATGGTTTAGTTGGGGCTTCAATTGATGCTCGGGCTAGAATAAGAGAGGCAGAAAAAAAGGATGGTATCCTTTGGGGCGAAGAAAATTTTGACCCCGAAAAATCAACTAGACAAAAATTTGTAGTTGAGGAACTAGCTTTCCTTAACTCGGTAGATTTCGTCACTTACCCCTCCGCTGGAGGACAGGTTGTCGAATTAATGGCTTCTCAGATTACCGATGAAGCAACAAAGAAACTCTCCCAATTAATGGAAGGGTTTAAACACGAGATGACTAATCTCATTACAAAAGAAACGGAGGAATCAAACATGGCTAATTCCGAAGTCACATTGACTAAGGAGTCTTTCCGAGTTGATTATCCTGATCTTTTTGAACAAATCAGAGAAGAGGTAGTAACAGATGCAGAATCTAATTCTGCAGTTGAAGCTAAAATCTCTACTCTAGAAAAGTCAAAAGAAGATCTAGAAAAGAAACTAGAAGAGGCTTCTGAGGCTAACGATGAGCTCCGAATTAAACTCGATGAATTCGAGATTAAGGAGAAAATCGTTGCCAAGTCTAAAATGGTTAAAGGTCTTATTGAGGAACATGAACTGGCTGACAATTACATCTCTGAAGTTTTCATCGAGGATTTGATGAAATTAGAAGATGAAGAAGCTATTGTTTCTCGAATAAAAGACCGGAAGTCTTTAGTTGAGACCCAGGCAGGAGAGGTTACCGGAAACGGTCAACGTCAAGCCAAAGAGTCAACTGAAGTAGAAGAAGATCCCATCCCCGGAGAAATTACTGAGGACGATCTTATTAAATCAATTAAACAACAACACGCAAACCCTAACTAGGAGATAAATTATGGCTGATTTAAAAGCAAGTGCCATACTTCAGTATGGTGATGCTATCTATGGGAGACTTACTCTCCCTAAGCTAACTGCTGCAGATGACATCCAGGTCGGGGACTTTGTCCATTGGGACTCAACCGGCGTGGAAAAGGTTAGTGCTGCTGCTGAGGATGCTACATTCCTTGGCGTTTGTGGCACATTGTCTGAAGATGCAAATGGTCCTCAAGAATTATTGGTTTATACCCAATGTATTGTTGAAGTTCCAACTACATCTGCTACTTTCACCCCAGGAGCTGGGTTGAAATATAAGTCAGATGGCACTCTTGAAGATGATAGCTCAGCTAACACTATTTGCAATTCGTTGGAATACAAAGCTTCCGCAACCTCTTTGAAGGTATTGGTCGATGTGGTAAGTCTCCAGAAACTTTTCGAAGTTTCGGCTTAACAGGAGGATATTAATCATGGCACAAAATGGAATGATTAGAAACTTAGTTGAATCAGAAGTTGAAAAAGCTGGTAATCAATTTACCGGTTATGAAAACGCTGGTTCTAAAGTTAATGATCTCTTAGAAACCGGAAAGGTCAGAACTTCTGATTTTTCATTCAGACAATTGTTTGAAGAACTGGTTGATTGTCCGATGGGAGCTGATGCATCGAGAGTTGCAGAGGCCTTAAACTCTTCCGCATTTCCTACTATTGCTGCAAAGGTTATCAATAAAGATATTATTGATGAATATAACCTAGCATTAGGCGAGGTAGGAAGTTTGGTAAGAGAATCCCAAGCAATAAGAACTGATGAAGAACTTGTTGTTGGCTTTAGCGCTGGGGACACAACACCACTCTTAAGACGTCAAGGTATGGCGTACGAAGAAACCTCAATGGGTGAGAAAAACTGGAAAATCAAAATGGCTGATTTTGGTCGTATGATTTCCCTTACCCGAGAAGTTATCTACGAAGACCGTACTGGCGAAGTTCTTAGCCGAGCTAAAGATGTTGGAAGAGCTGGTGGACACCACAAACAAAAGATGATTGTTGAGACAGTCGAAGCAACTGCTCGGACAGCATTTGAAGAAGCTTCCTTTGGAGGAGCTCAATACAAAGGTTCCGACATTACGCTGTATTCGAATGATCACTCATCTCTTGATGGTCAAGTTAATGATAATCTGGTGGCTTCTAATGCTCTTGTTGATTATACAGACCTAGAAGCTGTTTATTTAGCATTTGCCGATATGGTAGATGAAGCAGGCGATAAAATAAGCATAGTCCCAAAGACTGTACTTATACCGTCGGCACTAAAAGCAACAGCATCGAAGATCATGAATAGTCAATTCTTGCATTATGGCGGTAGCGATTCTAATGTACCAAGTTACAACCCAGTAGACGACTTAGGTGGAGGACTTAATATTATGAGTTCTGTATTTATGGGCGATACTACAACCTGGTACATGGGAGATTTCCCATCACAGCTTCTTGGCTTGAATGTTTACAAACCGGCAACAGCTTCTCAAGGAGCTGATTCCGAATTAGCATTCACCAATCAGATTGTGGCTCGTTTCAGATGGTCTTACCATTATGGTATTGGACATACCGATTGGAGATATATTATTAAGTCAACTGCTTAATAATATAAAGTGACACAAAAAGTAATGGGGGGCATTCATTGCCCCCTATAACTCTTAACCATAAAGGAAGGACAATATGAAAGGCACTAAAAGGAACAAGCCGGTATCAAAACCAAAAGTTGAAAAAGGAGCTAAATCAAAAAAAGCTTCGAAATCCTCTAAAAAGGAATAACGAGCTAAATGGCTCGTAGTAAAAGTAAGGCAAAAGGTGGGGCAGCCTCAAAAGCCCGCCGGATGCATAAGAAAGTAGATGGTCGCTATAAAGGTGGAGTAAGAAAGAGTGGCCTTAAAGTTAAATCCGGTCCTACTAAAGGTAGACCTAGATCAAAAGGAACGAAATAATGGGAAAAGGTAGAGAAGAAGAACCAAAAGCTAACCAGAGAACTCACGGAAAATACTCTGGGAGTAGGTCCGACTCCTCAAGTGTGAGTAAGAGGGTTAGTGGATATAAGGGAAATCAATCCAGGGCGAAAAAAGGTGCCCGTGGTCAATAATAGATAATGCCTAGTTCTTTAGAAACATTATCAACCTATTTAGATGTTGTGGATTTAATTCCACAATTATATGATGAGGAGGATGAAAATTTTCCTGTTGTAACTCCTCAAAAAATAAGAGATATAATTTGGAAGAATGATTCTCAACTTAGATCTCAATTAAAAAATTATTATGGGGCTGATCTAACATCCACTCCCCGACTTGGGACACCTCATCCAAGTAGGGGATATACAGGTACTGCACAATTATCTGGTTCAGATGCGGTAGTGGATATGACTGTTAGTGATGATCCTGGAGTAGAAACCCAGGTTTATAAATTTACATTTACTAGTGCTACTGCTTTTGATTGTACTAGTGATTTAACTGGAGTCCAAGGTAGTGGAACTACTCCAGTTACTTTTACAACTACTGATACTTGGTTATCTGTACCTACAGATCTTTGGTCTGGTACATTTGCAATCGGAGATATTTGGTATGTTCCGGTTTATAATTGCGAAGGCATGACAACTCACATGAGTTCATTGCTTGCAGCAGTTTATATACTCAACACAATTTATACGGAAGAGGTTCCTGATGCTTCGGCAACAGCAACCAAATACGAAACAATTTACAATAGACTTATTCGAGCATTACAAAAAGGGGTCATCTTTCTTGAAAAAGATCTAACCTCTCGTAATCTCGACCCAATACAGATCGATTATGAAATCGATAATTATGGTAGGGATGTTACTAATTACCAAGATGACGAATGGAATCGTCGTAATGTTAATTAGTTTCGAATCTCTACAGCCCTGATCGGCGTTACTGAAAACGTTAACCTGGGAGGCTTGAATGCCTGCTTACAGCACAAAAACTGCTGATTTACTAGATGATATAAAAGCAGCTATAAAGACCGAGGTAACTACCTCTGGTACTCTTAGCAGCGTGAAACAGGTTAGAATTGGACCTGTAACGAATCCTGCAGCTTTCCCTTTTATATCTATTGTTCCAATTGATGAAAGGAATAATGGTATAAGAAATGGAATTATGATTAACGTTAGACAAATAAGAATTGAGGTTTATGCTAGTAAGGCTAAATCAAAAGATTCTATGCGGGCCGCTATGGGGATGATTGAAAAAGTAAAAGATATTTTTGTAACAAACTCTGATTATTGGCAAATTCCATCAAGCACAATTCCTTTTGACCCTACTGTTTTTGATCTTCAAATTACCAGTATTGGGGCTAGTGATAAACCAGTTCCTTATAGGAATGGATTTATACACCAGGCTTCTTTGGAAATGGCTTGTTGGAGTAAAGATGAGTTTAGTCCGGATATAACAACTTCTTATGATATATACGAGATGGCTGTATGTGATGCTAAAACATTAATAGATAATATTGCAATTGTCTTTAAAAAATATAAGACGGGAGCCAATGATATTTTATCAAATACTAAAAGTTTTAGAAGTTTTACTATGCCCCCCTCTGCTACTTTTCCCGCAATTTTTATAGGGATTGAGGCAGAAAATAGGGAACATGCTATAACAGGAAAAGATGTAGTTCAAAGAGATATAAGTATTAATATTCTTACCCAGATGGGAAGCAGAGAAGAAAATTTGAGAAGAAATTTGAAGATTGCAGATTATTGCAGACAAATATTACTTGCTAATACTACTTTCCAAGGAAAAGTAGTTCATTATGATTATGATGGAATAACCTTCGGACAATTAGTAGGAGATAGGGGTCAATTATTGTATGGTAGTTCCCTTTCATTTACTGCTCAACATTTTGAAACATTACCAAACTAAGGAGATAAAGTTATGCCTATAGTAAAAACAGAACCAGGTCAAATTAAATTAGGCCCTTGGAGAAAAAAATTAGGGGATATTGGACCATTATTGAAGTTAGGGGGAGAAACAGAAGTACCTGATGAACTAATGGATATTTTAATTGAAGGTACCTATGAAATAATTTCAGAAAAAAAGACGAAAGAGGCTCCTAAAAAGAGCAAAAAGTCAAAAAATAATAAAGAAGAAACTAAAGTTGTAGACGAGGCATCCATTGAAGACCGATCTGCTCTTGACAATGAATAATAATAAGGAGAGCTAATTATGGCTACTCGTACAATATGGCAAGATCTATATGGAATGGAACTTGACCTCGGACAAACTGCTGGATCAGTTGGTTTAGCCGCTCATGTGGCTGGATCACCCTCATATGGTGCAACTGATATCGGTATACAAGGAGAGGGGGTTGCTGCTGGTAAATTTTCTTTACCATTAACAGATCATCCCAATTTCAAATCACCCGCTGCCTCAGTGGATACTGAAGAAGCTAGGGGCCTTTCGGTTCGTCACGATTTAGAATTTAACGTGGCAGCATCGGGAGATCCTATAGAATTTTCAGCCCCAATGTTAGGTAATGCTTACAATGTGGCGGCAATGACGAAATTGTTGTTTCAATCAGGCGCGGAAGAAGATTCACCTGGCAACCAAACAGATATGCATAGATTGACCGGTTCAGCTTACACTGATGCTGATGTTGTTAATTATGGATATTTCACTCGTTCAATGCAACCGGCTGGCGATTCAGATGGGGTTGACTTGATTGTTAAGGGGGGAATTTGTTCCTCTTTGACTCTGGCTGGAGAACAAGGCGGATTGTTAACTGTTGAACCAACAATTCAGGCAGCTAACTGGTCTCAAGGTAACTTGACCACACTTACTACTACATTGGCATCAAGTTTTGCTGATATTACTCCATTGAAATATCAGGATTGCACGGTGGGAATTGAATATAGTGCTGGAAACTGGGCGGATATTTACACTCCCAACATGTCCATTACGGTAAATACTAATCCAATGTTCAACTTCTATAATGATGATGCAGCAGGATCAATTCATTTAGGAAGAATGAACATTGAAGGGTCAATGTCCTTCCCTTGGGATCCAGGCGATACTAATGTTGAAAAGAACTGGGTTATCGATAAATTCCTTGGTGGGGAACCCTTTAGGGTTTGTTGGTACTGGGGACAATCCGGTCCTGCCGTTGCTATAGAAGATGATCGCAGCTTTGATGGAGATCTTATTGATCGTTACAAGAATGATACTACTAATACAGATCCTAAGAATTGCGTATCAGTATTAGTAAATGCTAAATGTACTGATTATGAAATTGCTGGAGATAATGAGTTGATGATTGAAGCTACAT